CTTGGCTCTCTTACACAAAAACTTGTGAAAGAAGTTGAGAAAATGAATAACACAGGTGGTCAAGGTGATGACCGTCTATGGAAACTAGAATGTGATAAATCAGGCAATGGTTATGCCGTTATCCGTTTCCTACCCGCACCAAATGGTGAGGATCTACCATTTGTAAAACTATACTCCCATGCCTTTCAAGGTCCTGGCGGTTGGTACATTGAAAACTCCCTTACTACTTTAGGGCAAAAAGATCCAGTTTCAGAGCACAATACTTTACTCTGGAACAATGGCACAGATGCAGGTAAAGATGCTGCTCGTAAGCAGAAGCGTAAACTTACCTATATTAGCAACATCTATGTCGTAAAGGATCCTGCTAATCCTGAAAATGAAGGCAAGTCATTCTTATACAAGTATGGTAAGAAGATCTTTGACAAACTAACTGCAGCAATGCAGCCTGAGTTTGAGGATGAGGAAGCAATTGATCCATTCGATTTCTGGCAAGGTGCTAACTTCAAGTTGAAGGCAAAGAACGTTGCTGGTTATCGTAACTATGACTCTTCAGAGTTTGCTGCTGTAAGTCCTCTTCTTAAAGATGATGAGGCACTAGAAGCAATTTGGGAGAAAGAATATTCTCTAGAAGAGCATGTAGCTGCTGATCAGTTCAAGTCTTATGATGAACTTAAGACTCGTCTTGGTTATGTTCTTGGTAACAAGCAAGTTCGTAACGATGCTGAAACTGTAGAGCAAGAGTTTGAAGAGGTTAAAGCATCTTCTCCTACTGTTGCAGAACCTACACCTTCAGCAACTGAAGATGATGACGAAACGTTATCGTACTTTGCTAAACTCGCTGCTGAGTAACACGAGAAAGGGGTTCTAACGAACCCCTTTTTTAGTCTACGATACTAATGTTCTGAGAACCTATTAGTGAAGAATGTATATATTGTGAATTTCTATCATATTGCATTATTTCACGTAAATTACTTAAGAATAGTTGTAAATATCCTTCACGTAAAACATCTATAGATCTTTTCTTTTCATTTTCAAGAATTTCATAACTTAAATTTGATACTGCATATCCTAAACTATTTGATATTGATGCAGGTCCTGTACTATATTCTCCAATTTCATCTCCATTATTATCTTTCTCAGAATTAAAAGTTGTTATTTCCCCTGCTGTTGCATTAACCATACCTATTTCATCTTGAGTTATTGTTTCATTACCAGAATCTTTTATAAGTGTCCATTGAATTTGTGCTGAAGAATTATTAGATCTTTTACCTGGACCATCTATTTTAAATTTATCATCTACCATAGATCCTTCAGGCATAACTAGATTTTGATTTTCATCCCTAATTTCATATGTTTCATAATGATGTGCTGCATTAAGATTTGCTTCAGAACCATATTTTTCTAGAGCATAGTCATAAAGATCATTGTCTGTTAATGGCCATTGATTTCTAATATTTGTAATACCAGCAGTTAATATCACAACATAATCTAAAGTTGGATCTCCATACATTGCTTCTGCAATTGTATCTGGTCTATCACCATCTCCTATTTGAAATTTATTAAACAATGTGGCATTGGTTGATAACCAATCCATCATTTTAGTTTTTCTAAAAATATTTTTAACAAATATATAATCTCCAGAAGAATTTGTATGTGATAGTGGAGATTTATATGCTACGTTTGGTAGTTCTCTAAAGTATCCCATTAGTATCCTACTCCTCCGTTAACTTTGTCGTAATCTTCTGCGTAAATTGGATTTAATTCCTTGAATACTAATGACATTTGTAAACTAACTGGTTTTCCATCAGCATATGAAGCATAAGTACCTGCTCCAGTATAGTTAACAGACATACTTGTTAAAACTGTAGGTTTAAATCTATTTAAGAATGGATGTATTTGCGTACCTCTTCTATATTCTAATATAAATGCATCTGGTGCCTTTATAAGCCATCCACCAGAAGCACCTCCAGGTCCACTTGTTCTTTTTGGTGCCATAGATTGTTTTAATTTTCTGATTATTTGTCTAACAAGATCTGCTTCTCCAGAACTTCTAGGAGTAAATGATATATTAAAAGGAAATTGTCTTATATTCACACCTTCAAATAATAATTCTTTATTTGAATTTAAAATTTGACCAGTTGTTCTTGATATAACTGATCGTGGACTCACATTTCCACCAAAAGTATTAACTGCTGCACCAGCAATTCCTCCTGATACGGCATTTGCAACATCTTCATTTAATCCAAGTTTTTTTGCTCCATCCTTTGATAAAACATTTTCTTGAACAAATTGAGTTACATCCTGAAGACCTTTACCAGGTTGTTCTACCATATTTTTTGCAAATGTTAATCCTGCTAGTTGGAATAAATTCATAGAATTTTCTCCCCAAGTAACAGAATTACTATCATTTATTTGTTGAGGTATTGGTAGTTCAATATAATATTTTATTTTTTGGTTTTTTCCTTCCTCCCCCCAAGATGTGCCAGCGTCTCTTGCAAATCTATCACTAGCATCTGTTCCCATCTCCCATTTTAGATTCCTTTTTGGTATAGCTGCTTTTTCTAATACTTTCTTTCCACCTATACCTAAAAATCCACCTTCTGTTTTATATACAGCATCTGATCCACTAGCACCCTTATCAAACATCATTTCATCTTTTGCACCACCACTACCTTTTCCTGGTGGTAGATATTCTATTGCTTTTATTAGTAATGAATCTCTATCAAAAGTCGCCTTATTAGCCTCACCCATTGGGTACATAAGATAAGATGATTCTGAATTACCATTATCTTTATCTTTTTTAGCACCATCTTTTGTGGTCTGTTTGGTCGATCCTAAAAGTTTCTTCTTATCAACACCACTTTTTATTTGTAGTTCTCTATTCTCTTGTGGATCTACCCGCCAGGTTGCCATTATCGACCTTTTATATGGATTATCAACTATTTAGACGAAATCTAGCGAAAGGAATTGTCCTTAGTGACCTTAGTTCTAAAGAACTCACTTTATATAACCCACCTATAATTTCATTCCAAGTATATTGTCTGACTTCACCCCAATGATAGTTTAAACCACGAAATCCCCATTCAAATACATCAAATACAGCAACTAGTGGATGTTGATCATATTGTATGTTTGGTGTTTTTGGTTTATAGATGAATACATAATAGTTTCCTACTTCAGGAACTTTACCACCTTCAGTTAATACATCTAATACTTCAGTTGCTAAATCATCAGGATTTTCTGTTCCATATAATCCATCTAAAACTGGTGTAATTCTATTTTGTGCTGCTAATTTTCTTTTTTGACTTTGTAGAAAAGTTTCTCTTTGTGCCATTATTTTATACCTAATTCTTTTTCAGTAACCACTTTAAATTCCCATTGTCTATCAGCACACCATTCTCTCGCTTCTTTCCACTTTGCTTGATTTCTAGCATATTCAAACGCTTCACGAATATATCCTTTAGTTTGTCTTTTTGGTTTTTTGGGTGGAGCACATTGTTTTAGTGGTTTAACTTCTATAATATACCTTTTTATTAAACCATTACTTTCTTTTACTTTCATATAGAAGTCTGGAAAGTATCGATGTGGTTTTCCATCAGGACCACGATATGGAATAGCAATTTCTTCACTTGCCCATTCTAATACATTAACATTGGAATCACAGTAAATCATAAATTTTCTTTCCCATAATGATCTAAAGGTTATTTCTGTTGGGTCACCTTTATACTTTCGTGGGTGAGATGGTCGATATTTTCCTTTATAAGCCATCTAAATAGAAATGATATAGTAAAACTATTTAGAGTGACACGCCCAATACCAAAGAAAATATCCCAGATATTACCAACATTCCAAAATGTTGCTCAAACTTCTAATTATTATGTTCAGTTTGCTCTTCCGACAGGAGCAGGTGGTGGTGAAAATCTAAGATCTCATCTTCAACGTAAAGGAGTTGATATGAGATTTCATACTGAAACTATCGGGTTATTATGTTCTTCTGCATCATTACCAGGAAGTTCTCATGCAACTGTGAATGCTGTTGGAGAATATCAGGGTATGGTTGAAAAAATGGCACATACAAAAAATTATACTGTAATTGATCTTGAATTTTATGTTGATAATGATTATAAATCCCTTAAGTTTTTAGAGCATTGGATGGAATATATTAGTGATGGTGGAACTTCAGATCCATTAAATGATACTAATTATCATATTAGAATGAGGTATCCTGAAGATTATAAATCAAATCAAACTAAAATAATAAAATTTGAAAAGAATTATAGACAGTATGTTGAATATACATTTAAAGGATTATTCCCTTTAAGTTTAAATTCCACTCAAGTAACTTATCAAAATTCTCAAGTATTAAAAGCATCTGCAACTTTTAGTTATGATAGACACGTTGCAGGTGGAACCTTATCAGCACAGAGAGATAGGGGAGTTCATCTTAATAATAAAGCATCTGACAAATCTAATGCTTACAATCTTGATTCAAAAGATCTTGGTACTCTTACTACTAAGCAGGCTTTTCTTAGTGATGTTTCTATTCTTAATAGTGGAGCGAATCAAGATATAGCAAAAGCATTATCAAAGACTAATTATTTTAAGGATCCAGGACCCTCACAATTTTCTTGGAAAACTATAAGTGAAGGTAGGGCATTATAACTTCAAATAACCCCTATAAATAAAATTACTGAAATAAGCATATTATGCCTTTACCAAAGATTGCAACACCATCTTATGAGTTGGTTATTCCTTCTACAAAAAAGAAAATTAAATTTAGACCTTTTTTAGTTAAGGAAGAAAAAATACTTATCTTGGCGATGGAAAGCGAAGATACTAAAATGATAGCAAATGCTGTGAAAGATGTAATTTCATCTTGTATTACAACAAGAGGAGTTAAAATTTCTGCATTATCTACATTTGATATTGAATATCTATTCCTTAATATCAGAGGTAAATCTGTGGGAGAAGATGTTGAAGTTATGGTAACTTGTCCTGATGATGGCAAGACTCAAGTACCAGCACTTATTAACTTAGATGATATTCAAATAAAGATTGATAAAAATCATTCTCAAGATATTAAGTTAGATGATACATTAACCTTAAGGATGAAGTATCCATCATTAGATGAATTTATTAAAAATAATTTTGCTTCTGCAACAGAGATGAATGTTGATGATACTTTTGATTTGATTGCATCTTGTATTGAACAAGTTTATTCTGAAGAAGAATCTTGGACTGCGGAAGATTGCACTAAGAAAGAATTGTCTCAATTTGTTGAACAATTAAGTTCTAAGCAATTTAAGGAAATTGAAAATTTCTTTGAAACTATGCCTAAATTATCACATACAGTAAAGGTTATTAATCCTAATACTAAAAAGGAAAATGAAGTTGTATTGGAGGGATTACAGAGTTTTTTCGGATAAGTATGGCTCATGAAGATCTTGCGTCATACTACAAGATAAATTTTGCCTTAATGCAACACCATAAATATAGTTTAACAGAGCTTGAGAATATGATTCCGTGGGAAAGGGAAATTTATCTTTCACTTTTACAAAATTACATTGAGGAAGAAAATTTAAAGGCACAACAATCAAACAATGGCTGAAATAGCATCACCAATATCAGGAGGAATTAGTGCCGTTAGGAATACGGTATCTTCTAGTGTCTTTGCGGGACGACCTACTCCCCCAACAACTGAACCAGATACAATAACAACGAATTTAATATCTCAAAATTCCTTAACATTAAGCACTGTATCACAACAGTTATCTTCTATTAGTGAGAATGTAGGTAGATTAAATTTTTCATTATCTGTAATTAAATCTAATTTAGAAATTGCTGATAGGATAGAGCAGCAAAGAGAAGCAGCGAAGCAAGCAAGAGATAGACAATTAGCAGAACAAGGATTAAGAGAAGGAAAGGAAAGTCAGATAGAAGCAAAGATACAAAATGCTTTACTTTCTCCAGCTAAAAGAATAGCAGCAAAGGCACAGGGAATATTAGGTAGATTATCTAATTTCCTCTTTATAATGGTTGGTGGATGGTTGAGTAATAAGATTGTTCGGATGCTCATAGCGAGATCTGATGGTAATATTACTCTATTCAAAAAGATAAGAAATGATACTATAAAAGGATTATTAATAGTAGGTGGTGCTCTTATTGCTACTAAATTAGCATTTGGTAGATTAGTTCAGAGTGTAGGACTTTTAGGTGGTAATGTTCTTAGGGCAGTTGCTGGTAATTTAATATTGGCACCAGTTAAAGCTTTAATTAATGTTTTAAAGCGGGGTTTTAAAGGAATTGCTACAAGAGGTGCTACAGGTCTTACTAATGCTGCTACTCAAAATATTACGAGAACTGCAGCACAACAAAGTGGAAATAAAGTTACTCAAGCAATTGGAGGGAAAACAGGATCTAGGATAACTGGTGGTGTTTTGGGTGGTGGAATTTCATATATGTTTGATGCGGCTGAGGGAAGAGAAAATGCAGCTCTAGCAAATATTATGGCTGGTAGTGCATCTATAATAGTTGATAGGGCTATGGGTCCTAAAGTTAGTCTTATTAGAAAAATATTATCAGATATTTTAGTATTTTCAACTACTCGTGGTTTACTTATTGGAGAACCTAAGAGTAAAGGTTCTAATATTAGTGGTGAGAATACCAGTCAATCTACTGATGAAAATATATCTTCTGAAGTTGGTGATGGAAATATTATGCCATCAATGATGACTCCAATAACAGAAGAAGATCTTATCAGGGAAAGAGAATTAGCAAATGAATCAAATAAACCACAAGGGTTTATGAGAGGTCTTGCTGGATTTGGTGATTTTCTAACTGGTGGATTAACTGATTTTGATAAGAGAGGAGATTCTACAGGACAGAGAATTGTTAAAGGAACTGCTGATTTTGTTACTGGTGATGCATTTGATTTTGATAAGAAAGGTGGTTTATTTGAAGGTAAGAAAAGAGAAGTTAATGTTGCAGAAAATATATCTTCTTTGGAAGAACCATCACCAAATATAATTACAAGTAATCAACAAATTGGTGGTGGGAATGATGGTGGTGGTGCTTCTGCTAGTCCACCTCCTAGATCTCAAGGAAATACTCTTCCCTTTATAATGTCTAAAAATCTTGACAATCCAACTGTTTTAGCATCAAAATTCTATGGAGTATCGTTAGCGTAATATGTCAAATAAGCAAGCAGTTAGAAATTCTTTATTTAAATCATCTCTTAGTATTAAGGGTATAAGGGAATCTGTTGGTAATTTTGGTAAAGGTTTACGTGATGCTGGAAAAAATGCGTCTGATATTGTTAAACAAACGGGTGAATCAAATCAGTTTAAGAGAACTCTTATAGGGAATGACAATAAGTTCTTCCGAAAGAGAAGAGAGGCTGTTAGAAGAAGACAAAGAGAAGATGAAATTGAGTCAGCAACAGCAGGAGGAGTTATTAAAAAGCAGGGAAGTATACTTTCTACTAGTACTAAAGGATTTCTTGGTCGAATATTAGACTTCTTTGGAATTATATTAATTGGATGGTTAATTAGAACTTTACCTTCAATAATTAGAGGTGTAACTCAATTAATTACAAATATTCAAAAAACAGTTTCAGTATTAACTAATTTTATTGGTAATGTTAGAGATGTACTTCTTGGATTTGGTGAACAGTTAGGTGGAGTTTTAAGACAAATAACTGGAATTGAGATTGATAGTGAAGAAAAGAAATTAAAAGAAGAATTAGAAAAAACGGAGTCTGGATTTTTCAAATTAAATAAACAATTCTTAGGTGCATACAAAGAACTATCGGATCCAAAGACTTTTAATTTGCCATCTTTTGATATTGATCCTGATGGTGGTGACAATCAATGGTGGGATGTTCTTGATTTATTTCCAAATCCAGAACCTGAAGAAGAGCAACAAGAAGAACCTTCTACTGATGAGAAGAATGAAGTTGAAGAAGATGAATCAGAACAAAATAAACCTGAAGAAAATATTGAAGGAGTTGAAGTTGCACCAAAACCTGAAGATTTAGATAAAGGTCCAGATGTAAGAGGATTAGATGGTTCAGATACTTCTGGTGAAATAGATGCAGAACAAGATAAGGCTCTTGATCAGAGTGGATTCACTATGTTCAATAAGGGTGGTGAAGTTAAAGGTGTAAGTGGAATTGATCAAATTCCAGCAAAATTAACTAAAGGTGAATTTGTTATTCAAAAAGAAATAGCAGAAAAGAATAAAGAATTTTTAAAAATGTTTAATAGTGGTAAATTATCTTCAATAAAAGAATCGCTAAATGAAGCAAAACAGGGTATTGATTTAGATTCTTTTAAGGATGCTATTTCTAATTTTAAATCAGATGAGATGATGTCTGGTATAAATGCTGCTATGGATCAGGTTGGTAAATTACCGTTTGATAAATTAAATGATTTTCCTATTGATGAATTTACTAAAGATATTGAATCTATAGGGGAGATTATTAGACCAAAAATTGATGAAGCGAAAACTAAATTGGAGAAAATAAACAGTGGTAAAAGAAAACCAAAAACAACAGTAATAATGATGAATAATACCATTAATCGTGGTGGATCTTCATCTCCACCTCAAATGACAACATCATCTAAAAAATCTATACCCAGTTCTGGAAGTTCATTAAATATGGTAGAACTTGTACAATTATCAGAGTTATCTTTTACATAAATGTCAGCTATAGATAAATCAATTTACGAAGAAGTTGTAATAGAGTCTGCTGATAGATCAAAATCGGTAGATATATCTAGAGGTACGATTGGTGTTTTTTATTATGAAGATATATTTTCACCAAATTTAACCGCTAAAATAGTAGTTTCTAATACTGGAAATAGTATTAAAGGACCTGACGGTAATATGCAATCCATATATAATGGATTACCTCTTAGAGGTGGGGAAAGAGTATCTTTAAAAATAGCAGGTAATTCTAATGATAATCCAGGATTAGATTTTATTAAATCTCCTTGGTTTGTTTCTAGTATTACAAATGTTATTGTTGATAATGAAAAGGAGGCATTTACTTTAAATTTAGTTCCAAGAGAAGCATTATCTAATGAAACATCTAGAGTTGGTAAAAAATATCCAGCATCTTTTTCAATCTCTGATAGTGTAAAAGATATAGTTACAAATTATTTAAAATCAAAAAAGAATATTGAGTGTGATAAAACTGAAAATCCATACGGATTTCTTGGTAATTTGAGAAAACCATTTACAGTTTTAATGTGGTTGGCATCAAAATCTGTACCAGGTACAATTTCTGGTCAAGATGCAACAGCAGGATATGTATTTTTTGAAACTAAAGATGGATATAAGTTTAAATCTATAGATCAATTAATTGCTCAAAAACCATATAAAAAGGAGTATATTTTTACTCCTGGTGATATTGACCACAATAATCCAATTAACGATTATAGAATATTAAAATATGCTACAGATAAAAATCAAGATATGATGGGAAAATTAAAACATGGTGCATTTTGTAGTCATAGAATATTTTTTAATCCACTTAATTTTACATACACTAATCCTGAAAAGGGGTTATTTAAATTAGAAAATTATGCAGGAAAGGCAGAAAATTTAGGTAAACAAGTATCCTTACCAGGATTAGATAATGATAGTGATAAGACTTTAGGTGATGTTCCTAGTAGAAATATTACTGCTGTACTTGATATTGGAACATTAGAGAAGAATGCATCTACAAAGAGTAATGCAGATCCAGCTAAAATCCAATCTCAAACTATGATGAGGTATGGATTAATAACAACTCAAACTATAAGTATGATGATTCCTTCAAATACTAATTTAAAAGCTGGTGATTTAATAAAATGCAAATTTTCTAGTGTTAATTTGGAGAAGAGTGTTAAAGTTGATAATGAGCAAAGTGGACTATATATGATTAAGGAACTATGTCATTATTTTGATAGTACTGGATCTTATACTTCATTAACTTTATTAAGAGATACATTCGGACCTAAGAAAAAATGATAGAAGAATCTATAATACAAAGTAATTTTATTGGTAGGGACGGATTCAGATGGTGGATCGGTCAAGTAGCACCTGAGAAAGCTCAAGAGGATCAATTAAACCAGACTGCTGCTGCGTGGGGAAATAGAGTTAAAGTTCGTATTATGGGGTATCATCCTCAAAATACTGTAGAACTTAAAGATGAAGATCTTCCCTGGGCACAAGTATTATTATCACCTCAAGCAGGATCTGGTAAAGCGAATCGTGCAAAATCACTTAGATTATCACCAGGTGATAGTGTATTAGGATTCTTTTTAGATGGTGATGATGCACAATTACCTGTTATTATAGGTATATTTGGTAATACTGCATATTCTCCTAGTGATGAATACAAAGGTCCATTTACTCCATTTACTGGATATACAAGTAAAATTAAAAATGATAATACATATATTCTTAAGAATGAAGTAGGAGATCAATCAGGTAAGAAAGCACAGAAATCACCTAGAGCAGTTTCTCCAGAATTAGCAAAGAAAATTGAAGAAGCAACGGGAATTGCTGAAAGGGCAGTTAGTACTGCTATAGGTCAAACTGTTGTATTTGGTAGTTCATCTGGATCTGCTACAATTTCTAAAGTAAAGGCAGAAGTTGAATCTCTTGTTAGTAAAATTCCATTTTCAACAGCAACTCAAAAGATGGGTATGCTTAGTGAAAAGGTTGATAAGATTAGTGGATTAGCATCTGGTTTAGTTGGTAATATGGTTAATTCAACTTACAAGGGATTAGCTCCTAAATTAAATGGTGGATTAGATAAATTATATAAATCTGTTTATGGAAAAGTTCTTGCTGCTACTAAGAGTAGATCAATTGCTGCAAGGGCAGGTGCAGCAGCACAAACTGCTATGGTTCCTGGTATCGGTGCTATTCAAAATTTCTTAGGATGTGCTGTTAATAATATAGTTGGTGGTTTGGGTGATGCAATTAAAGGATTATTGAAAGGTATGATGGATAATGTGAAGAATTTTGTTTCTTGTATTGGTGATCAATTTGTAGGTGGATTGATGAATCAAATTATTGGTGGTATTACCAAAGCACTTGGTCCTCTTTTAGGTGGTGTAAGTAAAATATTAGGTGGATTTAGTCTAGGTGGATTCCTTAGATCAAAAGCAGAGGGTTTGTTAGCAATTGCTAAGGTTGGACAATGTGATAAACCACAGAAGACTCTTGAGGCGAAGACGAATGAATGGGTAATTGGTAAAGGTCCAAAAAATATTCTTGGTATTTCTGTTGATAAAATTTTAAGTGCTGCAAATACTGCAGATAGTTTAACTCAAAGTTTAGTTGGTGGTGTTCAGGATTTAAGTATTGCTGGTGGGTCTTTAGGTGTATTTGATTTCTTAAATCCAAGTGTTTCTGTTCCTGGATTTAAGAGTCCACTTGGGGAATGTTATGCAGGTCCTCCATTAAGTTGTGCTGGAGTAAAAGTTAATATATTTGGAAGTAATGGTAAAGGTGCTATTGGTAAAGCAATATTGGGTTCTATTGTTGGTGAAGGTGCTGCAGCAACTGGAAGTCTTATTGGTATTGATATGGAAAGTGGTGGATCTGGATATAATACTCCACCATTTGTAGAAATCACTGATGAGTGTGGTCAAGGGTATGGTGGAATAGCTAGAGCAGTTATTGATTATGATGAATCTTCTCCTACATATCAACAAGTAACTGACATTTATGTTGTTTCTGAGGGTGAAAACTATCCTATAAAAGGTCCTCAAGTAACAGATCAATTAGCAGTTGATCATGTGATAGTTGTTAATCCTGGTCAGGATTATGATAGAAATGATACTATTAGTGATGGTGATGGAAATCCATACACAATCTATGTTGATGATGATGGTAGAATTTTGAATGTTCTTCCTCCAGATTCTGCAGTAGCAAATGTAAATGGTATTAAGGATCTTCCAGAATTGACGATTAATACTAAAAATGGTTATGGTGCTATATTAAAACCACAATTAAAGCCAAGACCACCATTCCAAGGTGAAGTCAAGCAAGTTATTGATTGTGTTAGTTAAGATAAATAATCAATACAGGACTTTAAAATATGGCAGAAAGACCAGCTGACAAACAAAATTGGCAACTGAGGCAATATGACTCATATGGACCTCACTTTAGGATAGAATCAGGAAATCCAGAAATGGGTGAGAATGGTGCTACCGTTTATTCTATTTTTGGACAAGGTAAAGATAATAATACAAGTACCATTTCAATGAATGATGGTGGACTTCTTAATGTTTACAATGATCAAACTATTGATCTTGTAGGTGGAGAAAAAATGAGTAATGGTTGCTCTATTAATATTATTGGTAGAAATGGTGATGTAACAATTACTGCTCAATCAAATGGTGATATTAGAATAACTGGTAAAAATATTATAATTGATGCTGATGAAGATATTGATTTAAATGCTGGTGGTGATATTAATTTATCTGCTTGCAATAAAATAATACTTAGGTCTGCAATTGCTAATTGTGATGCTCTTGCAGGTAATCTAGCACCAAGAGATGTTACTTTTGCTGGTCTTGTTGCTAAAGGAACTAAAATTGGTGTTGATGGACTCGATAAAGTACTTGGAGGTTGGGGTTAATGACCGATAGTTCCCAAACCTGGCCTTCTCCCGAATATGAAAATGATCAAGTAAATGCCATTAGTGGTGTAACTGAATTTACTAATGATGTTTACGTTTATGGTAAGTTATATGCTGATGTATTTGGAAGTACTACTGGTGATAATTCAAATATAGATTTGGGTGGTAGTGATCTATCAGTCAAGAATCTTTTCGTATCAGGGGTTTCGACTTTCTATGGTCCAGTCAATATGGACTATTTGACGGTTTATCAGAGATTTAATGTTGGTGCTTCTGGTACTGTTTTTACTGCAATATCTACTTCAACAGACTATACAACTGGTAATAGGGTTGGTATAGGAACTACACAACCAGTTGCTTTTTTCCAAGTTGGTGTTGCTGATACTTCTTTTGTTGTTACTAATGATGGTCTGGTTGGTATTGGAACTACACAACCTGATGCTAAATTCCAAGTTGGTGATAATTATTTTACAATTACTGATAATGGTAGTGTTGGAATAGGAACTACTCAACCTGCAGTTGATTTTGAATCTAAGGGAACTAATTGGTTAGGTAATAAATGTTTAACTGTTAGAGTAGATCCATGTAGGGTAGGTATTGGAACAACCTTACCTGATGCTAAATTCCAAGTTGGATATAGAGAAAAATCTATTGTTTTTGCTTCTGATCCTATCACTGGAGTAACTTCAGTTGGTATAGGAACTACACAACCTTATTCTAGAGTTCAAGTTGGTGCTGGTGATGAATCTGTTGTTATTAGTGATGATGGTGTAGTTGGTATTGGTAGTACAGATCCTGGTAATATACCTGGATATAGTTCTGGTGATGGTAAATTAAGATTAAATGTAGACGGAACAATCAAGATTGATCGAAATATAATTGACTCTGCTAATTCTGCAGGTGTAAATGGATATTATTTGAATAGAGATGGGAATGGTATCCGTTGGGTACAAGCATCTCCAATCTCTTTGGATGGAATGTATGTTCAGGATGAAGGTGTTGATTTACCTACGAATGGAACAGCACAATTATTTCAGTGGTTAAATTTTACTCAAATAAACAGCCAAGGTACTGGAACAGACAATTTAATACCAATACCTGATCCAGCAAATCCAACTGCTATTGCAAAGATTCAAACTCAGGATTTCTGGGGTCATAATGGTAGTGGTGACATCTATAGGATGACTCAGGTTGGTATTAAGAATAGTAGTCCATCATATGATTTAGACATAACAGGAACTCTTCATGCTACTGATAATGTACAATTTGATTCACAGTTGACAGTTGATGGTAATACTTTACTTAAAGGAACCTTAACTGTAAATCAAGCAACTGATTTAGATGCTACATTAAATGTAGATGGTGCTACAACTCTTAATAGTACATTAGATGTAGATGGTGCTACAACTCTTAATAGTACATTAGATGTAGATGGTGCTACAACACTTAATGATACACTTGATGTAGATGGTGCTACAACACTTAATAATACACTTGATGTAGATGGATTAACAACTTTTAATGATACTACTGATGCTAGTAGTCCTAACAATGCTTCTGTTCAGATTGATGGTGGTCTTGGAATAGTTAAAAAATTATATGTAGGTAATGATACTATAATTGAAGGAACTACAGAATCAACTGATAAAGATAGTGGTGCTTTAATAGTTGATGGTGGTGCTGGTATAGAGAAGAATGTTAATATTGGCGGTGCTTTAAAGGTAGATTCAACAACAGTATCTACTGATTGTACAACTGGTTCTGGTATTTTTGCTGGTGGTGTTGGTATTCAGGGAGATTTGAATGTATGTGGTGATGAACATATTTTTGGAACTACAGAATCAACTGATAAAGATACTGGTGCTTTAGTTGTAGAAGGTGGAGTTGGTATTGAGAAGAAGTTAAATGTAGGTGGTGTTGCTAAAGTATGGGATCAAACTGATGCATCCGATAAAGATACTGGTGCTCTTATAGTAGAAGGTGGAGTTGGTATTGAGAAGAAACTATTTGTAGGTGATGATGCTAAGATTTTAGGTACTACAGAATCTAGTGACAAAGATACTGGTGCCTTAGTTGTAGAAGGTGGAGTTGGTATTGAGAAGAAACTATTTGTAGGTGATGATGCTAAGATTTTAGGTACTACAGAATCAACTGATAAAGATACTGGTGCTTTAGTTGTAGAAGGTGGTGTTGGTATAGAGAAGAAGTTAAATGTTGGTGATGACGCTAAGATATTTGGAACTACAGAATCAACTGATAAAGATACTGGTGCTCTTGTAGTAGAAGGTGGAGTTGGTATTGAGAAGAAGTTAAATGTTGGTGATGACGCTAAGATATTTGGAACTACAGAATCTAGTGACAAAGATACTGGTGCTCTTGTAGTAGAAGGTGGAGTTGGTATTGAGAAGAAGTTAAATGTTGGTGATGACGCTAAGATTTGGGGTGATACACAGTCGGATGACAAAGACACTGGTGCTCTTGTAGTAGAAGGTGGAGTTGGTATTGAGAAGAATTTAAACGTAGGAGAAAATACCAAACTTATAGGAACTTTAGAATTAGAAAATCATATAATTGATTATTTTAATAGTAATGGTGTTGGAATATGTAAAACTGATTATAGATTATCATCATTTAATGATGGTGTTGGTGCTGGTGTATCTTGGAGACCATCTGGTGTTCAAACAAAGAGAACTATATGGGTCACAAAGAATGGATGTGATACAAATAGTGGATTATTAGAGGGTGATGCAAAGCATACAATTGGTGCTGCTGCAGCAATAGCACAGGAAGGAGATACTATTAAAGTACGTTCTGGAATTTATGTTGAAAATAATCCAATTGGATTAAGAACTGATGTTGCAGTATCTGGAGAAGATTTGAGATTAGTTACATTAATACCTAAAAATACTAATAAAGATTTCTTCCATGTTAGAAGAGGATGTTTGGTTGAAAATCTTAGTTTTTCTGGAGAAACTCTTGCAACAACACACGTTGGATGCGGTGCTGTTGCTTTCCCACCAACACTAGCATCTGTAAATGCTGGAACAGATTTTCAAGCAGTAGATGGATATACTCCTCTTGGTCCTGCAAATGAAGGTTCTACTGGTAGATATAAGAGTCCATATGTTAGGAATTGTACCAACTTTATGACTGCTAGTGTTGGTATGAAAATTAATGGTGATCATTGTGATGCTAATTTTAGTGGCACTAATAATCTAGGACAAGATATTAAGAGTATGGTTTGTGATTCATTTACACAATATAATGAATCTGGTATTGGAGTATCTCTTACAAATAATGCTTATGCTCAATTAGTTTCTATATTTACTATTGGATGTGATAAAGGAATATATTGTGATACAGGTGGGCAATGTGATTTAACAAACTCTAACTCATCATTTGGTAATTATGGTTTATATTCTAATGGATATGGTTCTGTAGAATTTGATGGTGTAATGCAAACTACATCTATTGCAGAATCAGATGTTTTTGAAGTAACTAATGTTCGTGATTTTAATTCACCTAGACAATTTAGAACTCCATTTGATGGACAGGGTGTTTATTTTCATCTAGATATGACTGATTTTGAGGATACCCCTGCTACTGCTACAATAACACAACCATTACAATTAGTTAGATCTCTTAAAATTACTAATGGTGGTAATCCTGGTGAATATAGTGCATCTGCACCACCAATTATTACTGTGGATCAGGGACCATTAGGTCCAGAGGGAATATTACCAGAATTTTCTCCAAATGTGAGTGCAGCAGGAACTATAACTTCTATTGATGTTATTAATAGTGGTAGAAATTATTTACCAACTCAAAACATAACTATAACTATTCCTGGTTCTGCAACTGCAGATGTTGATACAGATCCGATTTTATATACTGTTAGTGAAGCAACAGGACATGATAATGTTGGATTTACTGCGATTACAATGAATGAATTTATTCCTTATGAAGTAAAAGCGGGCACAAAAGTTGAACTTGTTAGGTTAAGTAGGATTATAACTAGTTCACATTCATTTGAATATATTGGTGCTGGTGTAGACCTAAATACAGCTAACCCCTTCCAAGGTGGAAAACCTATTCCTGAACAGGAAGTTGTTGCTATTAATGGTGGTCAATGTCCATTTACTAGCACGGATCAAAAAGGTAATTTTAGAATTGGCGATGGTTTAACTATTGATCAAACTACATCTACTATAAGAGGACGGGATTTCAATAGAGCAATACAAGCACAATTAACACCACTGATATTAGCATTAAGATAAAAGATGGCAATTGCACCAGTAAATAAATTTATATCTGTCGCTGTTCCAGTAGCACCAGGTTTACAAAAATTGTATGAAGTTCCTACAGGAGTTTCTTCATTATTACTTTATGCACAGGTTGCAAATGTTGGTATTGGAACTACTTATCCAACCGTAACACTTATTCAGAGAAGAGAATCAAGAAGTACAAAAAATACTAGAGATGTAAGAGTAATAAAGGATGTTGAAATACCACCAAATGATGCTGTAATATTAGTTGATGGTAGATTAGTTTTAGAAAAAACACCATTAGTTTTAGATAGGGTTTATATAGAATCAACGCAAGAAAATGTTGGTATTATTAATAATGTAGATTATGATGTAGTTTCAGGAATTGCTACTGTAACTACAGCATCTCCACATAATTTTGATGTTGGTAATCCTATATGTATGAGTGGTATGAAATTTAATTGTACTGGAAGTACTGGTATTACAACTACAATATTCCCTGATCCTCAACAATCTTTTATGGTTGATACTATAGTAGATGATGTTAATGATGCTAATGTTGGAGTATCAAAGACATTTTCTGCTATTGTAGGTACATCAAAAGGATATCCACATGTTTATAAACGTGCAGAACATTTTTATGTTAGATCGAGATATAGATCGATTGAACAAATAACTGGATCTGCACCAGGAACAAAATATACCCCAGATTTTGTTACTTATGATCCCGATAATGGAAATTTGGTAGTAACAGTTGCTAATACTCTTCAAAATGGAAATACAGTAAGGATTACTGATAATAGTTTGTTCTTTACATGTACTATGGATAATAGGGGAACAGAACATTCTTATCCAAGATCTACTGATCCTGCTTCAGGAGCAAATTTAATAGTTAGTGGAGCAGCAGCAAATTCGTTTACAGTTAATGTTGGAGTAAGTTCTGCTGGTGGTTATGCTGCTCCACTACAGATGGAATTTATAGCAAGTATACTGGAGAATAGTACAACATAATTATGGTAAAATATCTTAGTGGAAGGGTTCCCAAAAACCCGCAAGATAAAATTACAGATGATAGGTATCAGTATCTTGGATTAGAGCAAGCTGAACCTAATTTAGGTGATCCAAATATAATTAGTGTTCATACACCATCTGCTGCTACATATGATCCTAATACAGGTGTTCTCACATTAACTGTTAATGATCATAAATTTTTTAATGGTGATACTATAAAGATTGCTGATAATTCACTTTCTTTTAGTTGTAATTATGGTAGTGGAGAACATACTTATAATGGTGGAACTTCAAGTAATGCTGTTACTGTAACTGGTGGTAGTAATTATGATGTTACTGATGCCATATATGATCCTATAGCAGGTATTACAACTTTAACTATTGGATCTCATACTTTACCTGTTCCTACTACTCATCAGGCAGAATCGGGTACTAGTTATAATCCAACTACTGGTATTATGACCTTAAAGATTACAGGTCATAATTTTAGTAATGATGATTGGGTTTATCTTAATGATGGTGCAGTTACGTTTAAATGTCAATATGGTGTAGGTTCAGTACATACGTGGGTTGGTGGAACATCAACTAATGCTATTACAATTACTGCTGGTAGTGTTCAAAAAGATGTAACGAATGCAGTATATGATCCTGATACTGGTCTTTGTGTAATGACCATTGGATCGCATAGTTTTACAACTAGTGACACAGTAACCATTGGTGCTAATAAGTTATCATTTACATGTACTGCTGATGGTGATACTGCTACTAAGACATATCCTCGTTCAACTGATCCTGCATATAATACTGCTATTGCAATAACTGCTGTAGATCAATCTGGTGGTACTATTACATGTGATGTTGGTGCTGTAAGTGGTGATGTAACAACTGCATATCCAAGATCTACTGATCCTATTAGTAATAGGTGGGTTAAAATTTCTAATGTTCAGACAGATACATTTGATATTCAAGTATTAAATACAATCCCTTCTACTAATACTAGTACTCATACTTATGTTACTAGTGCACCAAATTCTATTAAACACGCAGAAACCACTATTACTATTGGTGCTAATAAGTTATCATTTACATGTACTGCTGATAATAATCAAACAAGTCATACTTATCCAAGAACAACTGATCCGTATTATAATACTCCAATAGCAGTTAGTGAAACTACAGGAACTACTGTTACTGCTTATGTTGGTCCTGCTTCTGGAGGTCAAACTAAAACATATCCAAGATCTACTGATCCTATTAGTGGAAAATTTGTTAAAATTAGTGGTGTAACTGCAAATACTTTTAGTTTACAGATTTTAGATAATGTACCATCTACTAATGTAAATCCACATGTTTTTGTTGGTTCTTCTAATAATTCTATACAAAGAAGATCTAAGTATACTGGTATAAACAATGAAGCTCCACCAATTGGTAATCAATATCAAATAATATCTGTACCTGGTCATCCTGGTAGAAGATATTGGGTTCCTAAAGGTGGTGGATTAGTTCCAGGTGCTATTAGCATTTATGATGAAGGAACTTTAGTTGGTACTGCTGATAGTATTACTCAATTAAATTTTGTTGGGGCTGCTGTTACTGCTGCTGCTCAACCTCTAGGAATTGCTGCTACTATGACAATCATTCCTGCTACTGTGCAGGATGAACCTCCTTTAAGTCCTAAAACAGGAGAACTTTGGTGGGAGAGTGATACTGGAGATTTATTCATATATTATGATGATGGTACTAGTGCTCAATGGGTTCTTGCTAATGCGGGTGGTTTAGGAAATACTGGTGATAAGGGAAGTAAAGGTGATATTGGACCTTCAGGTGGTCAAAAAGGACAAAAAGGTGAGCAGAATGATAAAGGACAGAAAGGTCAAGAAGGTGAAAAGGGTGATTTTGGACAAAAAGGTTCAGCAGGTGATGTAGAAGCACAGGGTAATAAAGGTCAAAAAGGTCAAACAGGTGATAAAGGTATTAAAGGGCAAAAAGGTGAAGTAGGTGAGAAAGGACAGAAAGGTCAAAAAGGTGAAGTAGGTCAAAAAGGTCAAACAGGTGATGTAGAAGCACAGGGTAATAAAGGTCAAAAAGGTCAAACAGGTGATAAAGGTATTAAAGGGCAAAAAGGTGATAAAGGTATTAAAGGGCAAAAAGGTGAAGTAGGTGATAAGGGACAGAAAGGTGAAGTAGGTGAGAAAGGGCAGAAAGGGCAAGATGGAGCAGATAACTCAACTAAAGGACAAAAAGGACAGAAAGGTGAAGTAGGACAGAAAGGACAGAAAGGACAAGAGGGTAATAAAGGTCAAAAAGGTGAAGTAGAAGCACAGGGTAATAAGGGTCAAAAAGGTGAATCTGTTAAGGGTCAAAAGGGGGAAAAGGGGGAAAAGGGTCAAAAAGGTGAAGGTGGTTCTAAAGGTATAAAGGGATCAGGACAGTCAATTTCGGTAGGTATAAATCCACCAGGATCAGCAGCTGCTGGTGATTTATGGTGGGATAGTGATGATGCAGATTTACATGTTTATTATGATGATGGTGATAGTTCACAATGGGTTTCAATTACAACATCTGGTGCTTTAAAAGGAATTAAAGGTGAAAAAGGACCTTCAGGTGGTCAAAAAGGTCAAAAAGGTGAAGTAGGTCAAAAAGGTCAAACAGGTGAAGTAGAAGCACAGGGTAATAAAGGACAAAAAGGAGCAACTGGAGCTGACAACTCAACTAAAGGACAAAAAGGAGCACAGGGAAATCAAGGTAATAAAGGTCAGAAAGGTGCAGATAACTCAACTAAAGGTCAAAAAGGAGCAACTGGATCTGACAACTCAACTAAAGGACAAAAAGGTGAAGTAGGTCAAAAAGGTCAAACAGGTGCAGATAACTCAACCAAGGGTCAAAAAGGAGCAACTGGAGCTGACAACTCAACTAAAGGACAAAAAGGTGAAGTAGGTCAAAAAGGAGCAACTGGAGCTGACAACTCAACTAAAGGACAAAAAGGAGCAACTGGAGCAGATAATTCAACCAAGGGTCAAAAAGGTCAAGCAGGTGCAGATAACTCAACCAAGGGTCAAAAAGGTGAAGTAGGTCAAAAAGGAGCAACTGGAGCTGACAACTCAACTAAAGGACAAAAAGGAGCAACTGGAGCAGATAATTCAACCAAGGGTCAAAAAGGTGAAGTAGGTCAAAAAGGAGCAACTGGAGCAGATAATTCAACCAAGGGACAAAAAGGTCAAGCAGGAGCCGATAACTCAACCAAGGGTCAAAAAGGTGAAACTGGAGCCGATAATTCCACTAAAGGACAAAAAGGAGCACAAGGACCACAAGGAAACCAAGGACCACAAGGAAACCAAGGACCTCAAGGTAATAAAGGACAAAAAGGAGCACAAGGTCCTCAAGGAAACCAAGGACCACAAGGAAACCAAGGACCACAAGGTAATAAAGGACAAAAAGGAGCACAAGGACCACAAGGAAACCAAGGACCACAAGGAAACCAAGGACCACAAGGAAACCAAGGACCACAAGGTAATAAAGGATCAAGTGCTACTAATAGTATTCAGGTCTTTACATCATCTGGAACTTGGACTAAACCATCTACAGGTACTATGGCTATTGTTCATCTATGGGCTGGCGGTGGCGGTGGCGGCAACGGCGGTGATTATAAAGGTGGCGGCGGTGGCGGCGGTTATTTGCAATGTACTATTCCACTTAGTGACTTAGGAAGTACAGTTGCGGTAACTATTGGATCAGGTGGAGGAGGAGGTAGTAATGGAGGACGTGGTGGATCTGGTGGAAGAACAAAATTTGGTACTAATGTTTATTCTGTAAGAGGTGGACAAGGTGGTTATTCTAATAACTATAGTAATCTAGGTGGTGATGGAGGAGCTGGTGGAGCAGTATTTGGAGTTGGAACAGGTGGTGCTGCTGGATCAGGAGATGAAGCAGGTACAACTGGTCCTCCAGAGGATGGTATTGGTGGTAATGGCGGCGGCGGTGGCGGCGGTGGATGGGATCGTCATGATCCTGGTGCTGATGCATGGATAGCTGGTGCTGGTGGTGGTGGAAGAAAGAATAATACTAGTCAGTCTGGTGGAAGTTCTTATGGTGGAGGAGGAAATGGTGGTGCTGGTAATGGAAGTAATGGTTCTGTTCGTGGCGGCGGCGGTGGCGGCGGTGGCGGCACAGGTGGTAGAGGAGAATGTAGAGTTATTGTGGTATAATTATAATAAAATGTAAAAAAATGGCTAGTTATCAAATCATAGACACAACAACTAATATTGTTGACAATTCAGTAGAATGGGATGGAGACACCAGTAAGTGGAGGCCAGATACTGGATTTGTTGGAGTAGCTTCAACAGAGGGATGTATAGGTTGGAAATATAATAGTGGAGGTGTTGGTATTGGAACCACATCTGGGGATACTACTAAAATGTGGATACCTCAAATAGGGTATGGAACTACAATCTAAATACTAATATAATGGTAATACTTTAAATGGCAGCATTTGATTTTCCAAATAGTCCCAATATCAATGACACTTATACTGATAATGGTATAACTTGGATTTGGAATGGAACTGTATGGAAAAAAGATCCATCTGCTGGCACTAAAGGTCAAAAAGGTGAATCTGTTAAAGGTCAAAAAGGGGTTAAAGGTCAAAAAGGTGAAGTAGAAGCACAGGGTAATAAGGGTCAAAAAGGACAAGAAGGGCAAAAAGGTCAAAAAGGTGAATCCTTAAAAGGACAAAAAGGAGAAGTAGAAAAAGGACAAAAAGGAGAAGCAGAAAAAGGACAAAAAGGAGAACAAGGAGCACAAGGAAATCAAGGAAATCAAGGTACTAAAGGAGCCCAAGGTCCTCAAGGAAATCCTGGTAATGATGGAAATGATGGCAATGATGGGAATCAAGGTAATAAAGGAGCACAAGGACCACAAGGTAATAAAGGAGCCCAAGGTCCTCAAGGAAATCCTGGTAATGATGGCAATGATGGGAATCAAGGTAATAAAGGAGCACAAGGACCACAAGGAAATCAAGGTAATCCAGGAAATCAAGGCAACCAAGGTAATCAAGGTAATAAAGGAGCACAAGGACCACAAGGAAATCAAGGTAATCCAGGTGGTCAAGGACCACAAGGAAACCAAGGACCACAAGGAAACCAAGGACCACAAGGAAATCAAGGACCACAAGGTAATCCAGGACCTCAAGGACCTAGTAATCTAGTTTGTCACGGATATCTATCTGGAACTAGTGGTGGAAATAGTTCTGGTTCTCTTTCTAGAACATATAATGTCAGCAGCAAAAGTGGTAATTTAGGTAGTAATGATAACTTTAATGATAGTTATGATGGTGGAATTACAGTAAATCTATCATCAGGTACAGGTGCAAGTAACTGGCCAGTTGTTGTTTCTGGATATGTAACTGCTGGTGGTTATGATTATAATAATCCCTGGGGTGAAGATTCACCAAGTGTGAAATATATAACTACATTACATGCATATTCAATTAGTTCGGGTAGTTTTAAATTACAAGGTAGAATTGCATCTTATATTGGAGATGATGGTGCTCAAATGGTGAATTATTATCCAAATAGGATATCTTTTGTAGGATTTGATAGTTAATTAAAAAAAATGACAATACCAGCACAAATAGTAATATACGAAAACTTTGAATTTAACAAAGTTGTTGATCATCCATCAGGTATAGGAACAACAATCGCAACGAAGAATCCTTTACCCAAGTACCTAGTTCCTTGTATGGATTA